CGCAACGGGACAAGTTAACACTACCGGAACGATTTTGTCCAATGCGGTTTTCCGCAGCAAGGCAATTTCCGTTTATGATATCACCTATACAACGACGACTCTGATTGCCCTAGTCGAAATGCACTACGGGCTTGCCATCAATACTGGCACCATCACTTAACATCGAATTGCAGGAGTAACGACAATGCCGCTCGACAATGCAACCACGCACGAACGTTACGATGAAAGTTGGGCGGTATCACTGTCCATTCCCGCATCGAAATGGTTTAAGGAAGATGCGCTAGGGGACAGTCTTGGCGCTGGCGTTTGGCTGGCGAGGCAACTTGATTACGTTGTCTCAAAGGTTTACATGCGCAATATTCCTAGCATCAATGCCAACAAGCTTGTGCCGGATGACACTTCGATTCCAGAATGGGTTGAAACTGTTACCGTCACGCAATATGATGCGGTTGGCATGGCCAAGGTCATTGCTAATTATGCTGATGACCTTCCACGCGTAGATGTTCGCGGTGCGGCCAAGACCGTTTCAGTTAAGACTCTTGGCGATAGTTTCGGCTATAACGTGAATGAACTTCGTGCCAGCCGCGCAACGGGTGTGGGTCTTGATCAGCGCAAGGCTGATGCCGCCAGGAGAGCGGTTGACTTGAAGATTGCCAGCATCAAACTTAACGGAGATACAACGTTTGGTTTGTATGGGTTGTTTACACATCCCAACATTCCGGAAGTTGTGTTGCCGACTCTTGGCGATTGGACGACTCTAACTGGCGATCAGATTTTCGCTAATCTTAACGCCATGGCAACGGCTTATTATCAGCAGAATCTTGGCGTTCATACTGCCAACTTCCTTGAATTGGCGCCGAAAGCTTACACTGCGGCAACGTCCAAATTCATTACTAGTCCGACTCCAACGACTCCGCTTGCTGCATTCCTTGCCGCTTATCCTTCTATCACTGCCGAAATGATTTGGGAATTGCAGGGCGCGGGAACTGGAGTCAAGGATATGGCTCTTTTGTATGAGCGCAGCGCGGATAATCTTGCGCATTATTATGTCATGCCGTTTACGCAACTTCCTCCGGAAGCGCGCAATCTGGAAATCGTTGTGGATTGCATGGCACGTTCCGGCGGCGTTCAGATTTTCTATCCGCTTGCGTTGCTTAAGGCGATGACTACGTAGGGGCAACGAAATGGTTCTAGTAGTTAACAAATCTGAGCGGGTTTATAACATCAACGGAATCATGTTGACTCCGTTGATTCCCGCTGAGATTCCGGACGAATTCCTTAATAACGATAGAGTAAAGGAAATCATGGCGGATGGTCACATCGAAAAAGTTGACAATGAAACGACTAAGCAAGCCGACAGTGCAAGTAGTGTTGACAAGCCCGGAACAAGTAGCGTCGCTAAATCCAGGGAATCTGTTGCTACTGCCAAACCTTCTAACAACCCACCATCGCCTAGCGCCGGTAATCAATCGAAACCTTCCACCCGTTAGTGCCCGCGCAGCTCGTGTCGCCAACGTAAAAACTAAATAGCCTTTGTCTTTGCTAAACAGAAATGGAGTTGTTGCTGTGCCGTATGTTCAAGGTTTTCTAAATATCGTTTCGGGAGGTGAACCAGATAATTCGTTGCCCGGTCAGCCCGATTTTCCGAATCAGGGTTTGCCCGGCGCGCCCGCCATTCCTGGCAATGCCCTTCCGGCCCCACCCCTTGGCGTGTGGCCACCTCCAACGGTTTCCCATCCCATCGTGCCTGCCCCGCCCGGCACACCTCCTGGCGCGATTTGGCCAAGCCCTGGCCGTCCCCCTCGGCCAAGTAACGAATTGCCCGGCACTCCCGGAAAGCCGAGCCAGGGTCTGCCAGGAATGCCAGACAATACGCTTCCGAAACCACCCGGCAAGCCAGACAATACGCTTCCGCAACAGCCTGGGCAGCCAGATAATTCATTGCCTAGCAATGTGTTTTGGGTTGTTGCCGGAATCCCTGGCGTGGGTTGGCGGTTTATTTGTGTTGATCCGAGTCTAGATGCCGGAATGCCTTTGCCTCCAACCGCAGAACCAAAGGGGTAATGTAATGAAAAAGTTGCTGTTGGCGTCTACGTTTTTTCTTGCTAGCTATGCGGGCGCCAACGCTGCATTGATTGCAACGTTTGGCCAAACCGAACTAACCAATACCGTTACGGCAACGGTTAATGGCGCAAATACCGTAACGACTTTTGATGTCACTAACTCTGTAGCTGCGGTCACTACTTTTATTAGCGGTCCAATTGGCAACGTCTACTTCAATATGGATGCGGTAAGTATTGATCCGGCTGTTGCTTTCGGTCCCGCAATCATTCAGCACTACGCTGGCACGTTTTGTTTTACCAGCGCAATTGATTGTGGCGGGACTAACTTCCTTTCGGGTTCGTTTTCAGATGCCGCTTTCGGTGCGGCTGGCGGTCCCGGACTCGTTGTGAATGTGAACAGCCCGCCCGATACGCTTAACCTCACTTCCGATGTGATTTCGGCTTCGCAACTTAATTCCCCGGCTTCGTTTAACCTTGGCTTTACTAACCTTGATCCGTTGCTTAGTATCCAAGGCACAACGATTGCGCCGTTTACTGCAAGTTATGCTGGCAACGTTTCGGCAAATGCCGTTGCCACTCCGGAACCTGCAAGCTTTGCGCTTTTGGGTATTGGCTTGCTTGGGCTTGCTTATGTTGTGAAGCGTAAACAGGTTGGTGAATATTAAAGCGAAATGAGCCAGCGCGCCCAAATTATAGAGTCGCCACCACATTACGATAATGTGGTGGCGATTCTGCAACTATTCTATCCGCAATTTTTTGATCCGGATTCGCCACTATATGTTGATCCGGAAATCTTAACTCAACTCATTTGGCTTGCGGAGGAAGCGCGCCCATGGTGCCTACCAGAAGGTAGACAAGATTTCGCGCAAGCGATGTATACTGCATATCTTGTTTCGGTAAGAAACGAAACAAGTTCAGGGCAGGTTAGCACTCCTGTTGCTGGCCCTATTGTTTCGGAAAAGGAAGGGGACATACAGGTTAATTACGCTTCGCCTTCTACTGGATCAAGCAACAAAACATCCAGCCGTCCATCTTCCGATCCTTGGGATGCATGGTATCGACTCTATGAACGTTGCGGGCGCGGCGCTATTTTGACTCGTTACGGTGATCCGGTGAAAAGCGGAATGCTTGTTTCCGAGGGTCTTTATCAGCGCGCCTATAATGTTTGGTTTCCGATATGGTAAAATCATCCGTCAAAGTTATTGATAAAGACTTGGGATATAAACGTATCGCCATTGATATGAAAGCGTTGAAGGGGCGTAAGGTTAAAGTGGGCATAATGGGCAACGCGCATCATAGGGGCGTTGCAATTGTTGACTATGCAACATGGAATGAATTCGGAACCGCAAGGATTCCGGCGCGCCCATTCATGGCAGAAACCGCCAGAGTTAATGGCAGGGAAGCGCAAAGATTTGCAGCGTTTCTAATTGGCAAGGTTATTGATGGACGATTGACTGTCGATCTTGCTTTGAGAAACCTTGGGGAAATGTATCAAGCTAAAATGCAAATGATGATTCGAAACGCTAAGGATTGGGCAGTTCCTAATGCCCCTTCTACTGTCGAAATGAAAGGGTCTAGTTCTCCGCTGATAGATCAAGGGCGGATGGTTGGTGCGGTTCGTTATGAGATTGTCAAGTAATGGCAACCTCGTTTCGCATGCCGTTTCAAGTGATGAAACGAAACATCGGAACATGGGTTAATGGCGTTTACAAAATTGATGACTCTACTGGAACAATCATAACCGTAATGGCAACGGTGCAAATGCCATCAGATAGAGATTTGGCCAAGATCGAATCGACTCCTTACGGCAGGAGATCGGGACGCTACCTAAAAATTTATTGCGACACGCGACTAAATCCAGTGTCGCAAGAAATTGAAGGGATGCGGGAAGCTAACGCCGGCGATATATTTTTCTATGACGATTCGCAATATCTTATCTTTGGTGAATCTGATTTCACTATGCTGCAACGGAGTCGATCGACTCAGGTTTCCCATTGGCGTTATTACGCTTGCGAAGCGATTGAATCATTTATCATGGAGCAAGCGCCATGATTAAATCGTTGTGGACTCTTATCGACTATGCGATCAACACTGTGGGCCAGGAGCAAGTTCAAGTTGTTTGGTCATATCAAAATTCCGCTCGGGTAGCGAAACCATATATCACATTGAACTATAGCCAAGATGATTTGCCGGATCATGATTGGTATAGCAATGAAATTGACTTGGCCGGTTTTCGTAATATGGGCTCCTGGCGCAAGGCGGTTGTGGATTTGCAAGTATACGCTTCACAGGATTCGATGCGTATAGCCAATAAACTTTCGATGTTATTGTCTACCGAAAAATGTCTTGAAAAACAAATGGAGTTAGATGTTGCGATAGGGAACCGACTCTTTCTCTCGCGCGTGCCCGCGCTAGTTAACAATTCGCAATATGAGGATCGGGCAGTTTATCATTTCGATTTCATGTATACAGAAATGATGAAGGAAGATGTTGGCTTCATTGCTACTGTTGTGATCGAAGGCAACTATAGTGGTTCGCTAACAGATCAACAGTGCAATGAAACTATTTCGATTCCGTATCCTGATCACACGCTTCCACCAATAGAAGGGGATGGCTAATGGCCAATATTGACCGTATCGTTAAGGTTTCGATTTCACTGCGAACCGCGGGAATCACTTCCGCAACGTTTAGTGATCTGATGTTGTTTGGACAATTCATTAAGCCTGCGGGTAGCACGGCTAATGTATACATCATTACCGATCCAGACGAATTGCTGGAAACTTTTGGTTCGGTATCGGATGATCCTATTTATCAAGCGGCACAGGTTTTCTTCAGTCAGATTCCGCACCCTCCGCGTTTGTTTATTGGTTTCGATGCCAATTCGGGCGATGTTACTGCTGATCTTGCAGCACTCGCAAATGAAAACAACGACTGGTATGGTATCGTTAATGTTTCGCATGACGATGCACAAACCATTGAAATTGCGGAATGGGTTGAAGCACACGAAAAACTTTTCATTACTGTGCTGAATGATTCGCTTGATATCTCTTCCCCCAGCACTGATACCAGTTCTGTAGCGCATCAATTGATGGCAGGTAATTTTTTCAGAACGGCTTGGTATTGGAATCCAAGCTTGACGGAATTTCCTGATGTTGCAATTGCCGCTAAATCTTTCACTAAGTATCCCGGTCAGGAAACTTGGGCTAATCAACGTTTGTCTGCGGTAACGTCTACTTTCCTTAGCGAAACGACCTATAGCAATATCGTTGGAAAGAATGGCAATTCCTTTGAGCCATTCCGCAATATTGCTGTTACGCAGAATGGAAAGGTTTCGGGTGGGGAATGGATTGACGTTATCCGTTTCCGCGATTGGTTGTGCGAAGAAATCAAGGTTACGATCTTCCAACAAATGATCGACAATCGCATCCCATATACCGATCCGGGAATTGCAATTATCCGTTCGCGTTTGCAACAGGCTTTGGATCGCGGAGTTAATCGCGGTGGTATTTCTCCGCCGGAAGTAAATATCGAAGGGGCTTATGTTCCGAGCTATACCATTTCGGTCCCGCTTTCCATGACGATTTCTTCCAATGACAAAGCGAATCGAATCTTGCGGGATGTATACTTTACCGCAAGGCTCGCTGGCGCGATTCACGTTGTCGAGATTCAGGGAACGTTGACATATGAAAACCTTGCCATCGGGGCAGCAACAACCGCAGCAGCAGCGTAAGGGAGTAAGTATAGATGCCGGGAATTCGGACGTATAATGCGGCTAAGATCGTTGCGATTTTCAACGGTTTCAATATTACTGGTTTTGCTGATGGAACGTTTATTAACGTTACACAGCAAAACGATGGCATTACGACTCAGGTTGGTGCCGATGGTGAACTAGCCCGCGCAATTAATACTGATAGGCGTTGCACCATTACGGTAACGTTGCAGCAAACTTCCCCTGCCAATGATTTCCTTTCTGCAATGTATAGCGTTGATGCGCTAACTTGTGGTGGCAGAATTGGGCCGTTGCTAATTCAAGATCTTTGCGGAGATACAATCTTTTCCGCTTCCGATGCATGGATTGTTAAGCCTGCCGATATTGAATACGGCAAGGAAGTATCGACTCGCGCATGGACTATTCATACTGGCGCGCCAGCGGTTTATTTGGTTGGCGGAAATGGTCTTTCTGGTTAAGGAATAATTATGGCGGCTGATACGAAGAGAGTAGAATTTGTTCTAGACAATGGAAACAAATTCTATATCCGGCGATACGATGCGTTCCTGTCACTAAAAATTCTTGGTGAAGTTCAGAAACGATTTCTGTCTTCGTTCGCTGCTATAACGGAAGCGCGAGATAGCAACAATTCTGCCGAGACTCAGGAGCGCAACTTTTCTGCCGCAGTTGAAAAACTGTCAAAGAGTCTAGACGGAGACTCGCTTGTTGACTTGGTGAAACGAGTCCTTCATGCAGACTATGTTACCGTTGTGATTGATGGTGACGCTCCCGAAAAGATTGATGAAGGACTCTTGAACCGTGCAACAGATGGAGTTTACGATGTCGTTTCGCTAGTGTTTAAAGTTTTGGAGGTTAACTATAAGGAACTTTTTACGCGCGGGAAGAACCTTATTGGGTCGGTAACATCCAATACGGAAATTCCCTAGGTAAAATGAGAGAAGATTTCGCGGAAGAATTGATTATCTGGCGACCAATAATGGAGGGGCTAGTGAACATTTCTGAAGTGAAATCTGGCGCGGTTGATATCATTGACTTGATGAAGCTAAATGCTTTGCTTGATATGAAGGCGGCGTATGAGCAACGCGAAGCGGAAAAAGCAAAGCAATAAGGAAACGTTTCGTTGGCAGTAGTTCGCGAACTTATTACGCTACTTGGGACTCAGTTTGATGATACCGGGCTAAAGCAATACGAAAACGGAATCAAACGAGTCAAAGAATTTGCCGTTGCTACTGGCGCGGCAATCGGCGTTGCTTTCTCTATCGAAAAGATTGCGGAATTTGTCCAAGGTCTAGTTGATACCGGCCAAGAAATAAATTTGATTGATCGCCAATTGCGGGCGATGGCTAGGCCGTTTGATGATATCAACGAAGCGCAAGAGGGAGTTTTGGCTACCGCGCAATTGTTGGGAGAACGATATAAAGATGTTCTGCTAACGTTTAAAGAGTTTTACAATGAAATGCGGGAAACCAATATTCCCGCAGAACAAATCGTAAAGACTACAGAGAACATTTACAAAGCGTTGCAAATTGGCCATGCATCGGCTGAAGATATCCATGCGACTATGGAACTATTTGACCGCTCGTTTAAACGTGGCGGTATGCGTTCTATGGGCATTGGGCAACTATCTGATAGCGGCCCAAAAGTCTTAGATATACTTAAAGAGTTTTTCAAAACGAACGAAGACGGACTCCGCAAGTTAGCTAAAGACGGCAAGATTACCTCTGAAGTAATCGTGCAAGCGTTTGGACAAGCCAACGCTAAACTTGATGCAGAACACGCTAAACTCCCGATGACATTACGTCGGGCGTTCAATATAATTCATAACGATATGTCAAAATTTGTGGCGGATATATTCAAGGCAACAGAAGCTTTTGATTGGATGGGCAGAACAGTTATTTTTGTTTGGGAAAGGATTAAGTATTCTATCAAGACTGTTTCGGATGCGGTTGGCGGATTGACTAATCTGATTCGTTTCCTTGGAATATTGATTGCCGTTACGGTTGGTCCTGCAATAATTCGCACGCTGGTTTTGGCAACGGCACAAACTGTTAAATGGGCTATTGCGAATGCCGGTCTACTTATTCAATGGCTTGCCATTGGCGCGGCCATCTTTGCCGTTGCAATAGCGATTGAAGATGTCGTTGGCTGGATGCAAGGAAGACGTTCACTAATCGGAACGTGGGTTGGTCCGTTTGACGAACTTGCAGAAAACTTCAAGAAACTAGATATCTTTGCCGGGCTCCGTATTTTCGATGACTTGATGAAGGGGGATTGGAGCAAGGCTCTTGAAGACCTGAAGATATTGCTAGGAAGTGTTGAAGCGCAAGTGCTGGCAATTGGTCTTGCTGCTACTGGCGCGTTTGCCGCATGGAAAATATTTAAAACTGCGCAAATGGTAATGGAAATCTTCAAAGTAAAAGCTGCGGTTGAAGCGGTAGGGGAAGCGGCAGATGCTACCTCTAAGAAAATGGGAGGAACCAAAGCGCCGCCAGGGAAAAGTATCATTCCGGAAGTGGGTGGAAAACCTGGTGGATTGGAAACGTTTCTTTTTAGCGGGCAAGTTGCTACTGCGGCAACTGCTGTTGTTGCGGGAGCGTTAGCATACAAGCAAGCTTTCGAAGATGAAGAGGGTTTCTTTGGCGAATGGAAAAGAGCATTTCGAAATCAAAGGTTTGACTGGAAAGGCAACAAAGGCACCGCGCCCCCACCCGCGACTCCTGCGCCACTTGAACCTGTTACGGGACCGGCAACCGGGCCGATTGTTGTTCCGCCCGCAATAGCAAATAAAGGAACCGGAAAGAAAACGTTAAGTTTTGCTGACTGGGATAAGAAATCCCTTTCGACAGCGTTAGGATTGGGCAGACTTAGTGAAGGCTTGCCGATGCTGCCGCCAGGAGCATTCGGAAGACCTGTTGGTCCAACAACGAATAATATTCAGCCAAACTTTACTCAAAACGTTGGCGGAATAATTATCAATGCTGCGATGGATGGCGAGCAAATTGGTCGTGCCGTTAGCGAAAAGGTTGGCAAACTTTCGGAGTTTCAGTTCAATGCGTTTGCGAGAGATTTACAAACATCGGCCCCAAGAGTCGAATCGGCATCGCAATGATTATTACGTAAAATGTTTGCGCCATGGAATCTATTACAATGGCATAAACTGTGAATATTGTGTTGACGAAAATGCAACGATTTGCGAGCAAGTAGGCAATGACAGTTTTTTCATGGTTCTTCGCAATAGGACAAAGTAAGATTGGATATCTATCTCTTGACGTTTTGGTTTCGGAAAATCTTTCGTTGCCAAGTAAGGTAACGGAATATCCAGTGGAAGATGGTGACGGTGACATAACGGATCACATTACTGCGGGTAACGAAGAGCTAACCATTTCGGGTTCGATTGCATCGGGCAGTGCATTTGGTATGGAGTTCGGTTCGCTTTGTTATTCAAAGATGATTGATGCGGTAGACCAACTAAGAACAATGCACAAGAATCGCCAACCCATAACAATCGTTACGGGGCTGGGGCAATACGAAGAAATGGCTTTCACTAATCTAACCATGGAAAGAAACAATAGTCCAAACCTTGGCGGACAATGGCTAACCATAAACGCAACGTTGCGGAAGATCAGAAAGGTTTCGCTTAAGCAAGCAGATTTGCCCCCGGATAAAGCATCAGCCGAACCTAGCGCATCGGGTGCGGGCGGTAAGACTGGCACAACGCAACGGAAAAGTGGAGCAAGTGGAACCGCCAGCGATCCGACTAATCCTACGATGGCAGCAAGAATTGATGATGCTGCCGGAAAGAAATTTAGCGGCACAAGAAATCCAATGGCAACTCCCAAAGGTTCCGGAAAAGTTTTGGTGATGGCATAATATGGCATTCATATTGAGAGTTGCCGATCTAAACAGTCAAGCAATAGAGGCAACGCTTGATGATATTCTGTATTATATCACTTTAGACTGGAATGAATCTGGCCAGTATTGGACCATGGGGATTCGTAATTCCGCTTATACAACGTTGATTAGTGGCATTTCTGTTTCAGCCAATTACCCTTTGACCTACCAATTCCGTTACGAGGATATGCCGCCAGGAGAGTTGTGGGTTGGCAGTTCATATTACAGAAGCGGCCCGGTTCCAAGGGATGGATTCGTTACTGGTAGATATCAATTGATATACCAAACGCAACAAGATTTGCTGACTCTTGGATTGCTTCCATTCATAGGATTTACTGCTAGTGCTATTTGATCGGGTATATCGTTTACTTGTCGGAAAGAAAGGTCAAAGCCAAGGCTTAGAGATAAGCGAATTGCGTATTCAATTTGATATCGAAAAGACTGCGAAGAAAAATCCTAACAAGAGTTCGATCAAAATTTATAACCTTGTCAAATCGACTCGTGAAGAATTGGAAAAGCCGGACACACGTTGCTTACTGTATGCGGGATATAAGGATGGCGATGGCGCATTGTTGTTATTCAGTGGCTCCGTTACGTTTGCATGGTCAAAGTTTGAGCTTCCGGATATTGTTACGGAACTTGAACTTGGCGATGGTGCGGCAGAAATACGCGATACGACAATATCAGTTGGCTATGGAAAGAATGTCAAATCGACGCAAATTCTTAATGATGTTGCAAAGAAAATGGGAGTAGCATTAACGTTGCCAAGTGATGCGCCGGAACGTGCATGGGAAAATGGTTTATCTTATTACGGATCGGCAAGAACATTGCTTGATAAGGTAACGAAAGGAACCGGACTAGAATGGTCAATACAGAATGGCAACCTTCAAGTTATCAAGGCTGGCATGGTAACGACTAGGCAAGG